GCAAAAACCCCAACGGTGGCTTGAACGCCAAGGGTCGAGCCTCTGCCAAGAAACAGGGCATGAACCTCAAGCCCCCGCAACCCGAGGGAGGCAGCAGGCGCGACTCTTTTTGCGCCCGTATGGAAGGCATGAAGAAGAAGCTGACCAGCGAGAAGACAGCCAAAGATCCGAACAGCCGCATCAATAAAAGCTTGCGGGCTTGGAAATGTTAAAGGAGCAACACTATGTTTGGTCGTAGATTTCGTGGAATGCCATCACCAGCGCCTGCTGCTGCCCCAATAAATCCTCAGGTTAAAGGAGTTGGAGCTAGTCCTCCGGTTGCAGCTCCTGCAATGACGGCAATGCCGCCTGCAAGAAATACAGCTATTACTCAGGCTCCACCAGTAAACATGCCTGAACCGGCTAGATCCCCAGCTGGTGCTCCTCCTGCGCAGTCAAACTTGTCCGGCGCCATTAATCAGCTTAAAGCTGGTAATAATTTTGACGCTCAAAATACGTTGCGCAAAACGGTTGGGTTGTCAGAGATTGCAGCGCCCCCTGTTAACAACAATCCCAATATGTCTGATGCCATAAGTCGGTTGAAGATGGGTGATAAGGCTACAGCAGAAGCCATGATGCGCAAAATGGTTGGCTTGAAAAAAGGCGGCAAAGTCAATACCAAAGAAAAAGCAACCAAATCAACTGGTGCATCTAAACGAGCAGACGGCATCGCCCAAAAAGGCAAAACGCGAGGCAAGATGTGCTGACATGGAAATGATGATTTGGAACATAGTGTTGACTGCCATAGTGGCCCTGCTGGGGTTCATTGTGAAAGAGAAGTTTGCAGAGCTTCAGCGCATAAGCATTTTGCTGAATCGTACCCGCGAGGAAGTGGCGCGTGACCACATTACCCGCGGTGAATTCCGAGCAGACATGCAGCAGTTGATGGACAGGTTTGACCGGCTTGAGCGCAAGATTGACAACCTAAAAGGCAATCATGCCCAGCACGAGTAAGAAGCAGCACAACTTAATGGCTATGGTCGCAAATGACCCAGCCGCAGCTAAACGCCTTGGCATTCCTCAATCGGTTGGCAAGGATTTTGTAAAGGCCGATGTTGGCCGTTCATTTAAAGAGGGTGGCGATATGAAAAAAGGTTACGCAGGCGGTGGTATGACCATGGTCAAAAAAGGCGGAAAAATGGTTCCTGACTTTGCTGCTGACGGCAAAGGGAAAATGGCTAAAGGCGGGATGGCTACTGCAGCTCCCAAAAAGATGATGGGCGGCGGCATGGCTTACGCTAAGGGCGGTGTTGCAACTTCATTGAAGGCTCATGCTGGAATGCCCGCTTCTAAGGCTCATGCTGGTTTGAAGGGTGGCGGCTTTGTCAAAGCTGCAGATGGTGTTGCAACAAAGGGCAAAACCAAAGCTACACAAATTAAAATGAAATCCGGCGGCATGTGCTGAAAGATGAAATCAGGAGAACGCTATGGGACGTTTAAATCAGCCAGCACGGGATGGGTACAGATATCGCTCACCCGGTCAAACCAATGCGAGTGATTTGACGCCTAATTTGTTGGAAGACGTAGTTGCTTCTCAAAGGGCTGATAACGAACGTATGCGTAGGGGGCTTTCCACGAGTGAGAGTCCTGCTCAAACTGAATCCAGGCGCAACTCGCCACATGGAAACATCTCTCAAAAAGATGCTGCTGGTCGGGCCATGCTTCGCTCTGGTAGCCGTGCTGGTTTAGTTGATGTTGCGGCAGGCGCTGGTTACCAACTTGGCCGCGCTATAGATGAAGAGACTGGCGTTGGCAAAAAAATGGTAGATGAGTCTGGGCTTGGTGCTCTGGCAAAAAGATTAGCCAAACCCAAAGACAAAGTTGAACTAACTGAAGATGCCAAAGGTCGGATTGACGAAGAAGACATTAAGCGCATGAAACGCGAGGTCAAGGCTGAGAAAGCAGCAGAACGCGCACAGCAAAAAGACCAAGAAGCTTTTGATGAAGGCAAGGCTTACAAGCGTGGCGGCACGGTTTCTTCGCGTGCCGACGGTATTGCATTGCGGGGTAAAACCCGTGGAAAGGTGTGTTGACATGATGGCAAGCCGAGGTATGGGTGCAGTCAACCCATCTAAGATGCCCAGTGGGAAACGCAAAGCCCGCAGGGACAACACTGACTTTACTCAGTATGCCGAGGGCGGCGAGGTGTGGGATAAGCCCAGGCCCAAGGGATTGGGGGCGTCCCAGAAACTTAGTCCTGCGAAAAAGGCCAGTGCCAAAGCCAGTGCCAAGCGGGCGGGGCGTCCTTATCCTAATCTTGTGGATAACATGAGAGCGGCCAAAACCAAATGATGCTGTCACTAGTGACACCCCAGGATTAAAAAATGTCCACATCCGGCACCACCGCCTTTGACATGCAGTTTCAGGAAATCGCTGAAGAAGCGTATGAACGCTGCGGCGTGGAGATGCGTACTGGCTACCAGTTGCGTACGGCTCGGCGTAGCCTGAACCTGCTCACCATTGAGTGGGCCAATCGTGGGATTAACCTGTGGACAATTGAGCAGGGTGAGATTCCGCTCAATACAGGTCAGGTGTCATACACGCTGCCGCTGGATACGATTGACCTGTTAGATCATGTGGTTCGCACGGGCACGGGAACCAACCAGATCGACATCAACATCACCAGGATCTCTGAGACAACGTACTCACAGATACCAAACAAGCTGGCACAGGGCAGGCCAATTCAAGTTTGGATCAACCGTCAGTCTGGTAACACCAACAAGATCCCAACAACAACTTTGGCCCAGACCATCACAGCTACAAGCACCGAAGTGACGCTGGCAAGCACAGCAAATGTGGCTTCAGCGGGTTACATCAAGATTGACAATGAGATCATTGGCTACACGAATGTTGATGGCAACGTCCTGCAGAACTGCGTACGCGCCCAGTCAAACACAACGGCAGCGGCGCATACAGCTGCAGCTTCTGTGTATGTGACTTACATCCCCAACATCAACCTGTGGCCCACGGCAAATGCTGGTGGTGGCTACACGTTTGTGTACTGGCGTATGCGCAGGCTGCAAGATGCCGGCAATGGTGTTCAGACCCAAGACATGCCTTTCCGCTTGATACCGGCGCTTACGGCTGGCTTAACCTATCAACTAGCTTTGAAGATTCCTGAAGCTCTGCCGCGCATTGCGATGCTTAAAGGTATGTATGACGAGCAGTGGAACTTGGCTTCATCAGAAGATCGGGAAAAGGCTTCATTGCGGTTGGCGCCGCGGCAAATGTTCTACTGATCATGGCAACACAGTACGCATCAGGCAAGTATTCGATTGCGGAATGCGACCGATGTGGTCAGCGGTACAAGCTTAGCCAACTCAAAAAATAGATCATCAAGACTAAGCTTTACGAGATCAAGGTTTTCCCATCATGCTGGGATCCAGATCAGCCACAGTTGTCGCTTGGTCTGTATCCTGTGCAAGACCCCCAGGCTGTGCGTGAGCCACGACCTGATGTGTCTTACGTCACCGCGGGTGTTAACTTGGCTGGTTTTCAAACTGGTGGATCACGAGACATCCAGTGGGGCTGGAACCCGGTAGGTGGGGCACAGCAATTTGATGCAGCGTTAACCCCGAACTACTTGGTTGGGGCAGCAGAACTTGGTACAGTTACGGTATCCTAAAAGGAGAAAATTATGGCGTACAAAAAAACCGCAGATGGCGTTACAAAGCGCGGCAAAACATCGGCAGAAGTGTTTCCCAACGATGGCCCAGAGGTCACCCCAAAGACTGAAGGCAAAGTTGGCAAAAGCAATTTTATGAACACCGAAATGAAAGCTGTGGGCCGCAACATGGCACGCATTCACAATCAAAAGCGGGGGTAATGACATGCCTACGTACAGCAAAAAAATGATGGGCAAAGAAGTTGGCAGTGCCGACGTTTATGCCGAGCCGCACACCATGACCGGCAAGAAAATGACTGTGCAGCAGCTGCAAGGAAAAAGCCCAAACGGTAGCCGGATGGATACGCTTAACCCATCGGTTGGTGCCATTTCCAAATCAGACGGCAGCGAGGTCAAGACCAGCGGCATGAAGATTCGCGGTACTGGCGCTGCCACTAAAGGCGTGATGGCTCGTGGGCCAATGTGCTGAGAGATAAATCATGGCAATGACATACGGTCAACTGGTCACGGCGGTTCAGGACTATTGTGAGAATAACTTTCCCACAACAGACATGAACACAATGATTAGGCTAACTGAACAGAACATTTACAACTCTGTTCAGCTGGCTAATCTTCGCAAAAACGTAATTGGTTCGTTGACTTTGAACAATCAATACTTGTCATCGCCACCTGATTTTTTGTCGGTTTATTCATTGGCTGTAATTGGGACGGATGGATCGTACACATACCTTTTAATCAAGGATGTGAACTTCATTCGTGAAGCTTATCCCAATCCTTCAGTTGATACGGGAAAGCCGCTGCACTATGCCATTTTTGGTCCAACGGTGAATGCGGCAACTACAACTAACGAGTTGTCATTTATTGTTGGGCCAGTGCCTGATGTATCGTACGGGGTTGAGCTGCATTATTACTACTACCCAGAATCAATTGTGACCGCCAATCAAACATGGCTGGGCGACAACTTTGAATCGGCTTTGTTTAACGGGACGATGGTTGAAGCAATCAGGTACATGAAAGGCGAGATGGATCTTGTTAAGTTCTATCAAGACGAGTTTGCAAAATCAATGTTGTTGTTGAAAAACCTGGGTGATGGCAAGCAGCGTATGGATGCTTATCGTGATGGGCAAGTCAGGAACCCCGTTATATGAGCATCGTACAAACACAGACAACCAGCTTCAAGGCGGAACTGTATCAGGCCGTTCACAATCTGTTAACAGATACGTTGAAAATTGCTCTGTATACAGCCAACGCTAATTTAAATTCGGCTACAACCATTTACAACCCTGCAAACGAAGCAAGTGGTTCTGGTTATATATCAGGGGGAGTTCAGTTGACAGGCGTCACAGTTAACTCAAGCGGATATGTGGCTTACGTTAATTTTAATGATGTTAACTTTAATGCTTCGGTAACCGCTAGATGCGCGTTAATCTATAACGCAAGCAAAGCTAATAAATCAATTGCCGTGTTAGATTTTGGATCTGATAAAACTTCTACAAGTTTTAAAATCACGATGCCAGCTAACACACCAACAACCGCTCTCATTAGGACTGCATAAGGATCAATCATGTTGAACGACAAAGCAAAATCCACGGACACCGCTACCGCATCCGTTGGTGCAACCCCTCAAGCCGCTGCAAAAGCAGGCGGTGTGTTCCATGTTCAGTGCCATGACGCTCAGGGCAACCTGAAGTGGGAAGTCGAGGAGCACAACCTTGTGGTCAATGTCGGCTTGCAAGACATGAACACCAAGTACTTCTCGGGCTCTAGCTACACGGCAACGTGGTATCTGGGCCTGTACGGCGCTGCGGCAAGCAACACCCCCGCTGCTGGAGATACGATGTCGTCGCACGCTGGATGGACTGAGGTGGTTGCGTACAGCCAAGCAACGCGTCCACAGGCGGTGTTTGGCACGGCCACCACGGCTGACCCCTCAGTAATCAGCAACTCCGGCTCCCCAGCGGTGTATACCATCAATGGCACCACGACCGTGGGCGGGGCGTTCCTGACCAGCAGCAACACCAAAGGCGGCACCACGGGCACGTTGTTCTCGGCTGTGGACTTCTCGGCTCCTGGGGATCGCGCTGTTGTTGCCAACGACACGGTGACTGTCAGTTATACTTTCTCCCTTGACGCGGCCTAACTAGTTGGGTACACTCTTACCTTATTTGGTAGGAGGTACCACGATGACAAACAAGCGGCTTCTAGGGGTTTGGCGCACCATGCACAATCGTTGCAACAACAAAAATCAAAAATGCTACCCCGATTACGGGGGGCGCGGAATTGCTGTTGATGCGTGTTGGCAAGGGGCGCAAGGCTTCAAGCAGTTTTTAGCAGACATGGGGCCGTGCCCCGAGGGCAGCACATTGGAGCGCATTGACAACAACGCCAATTACGGCCCATCCAATTGCCGGTGGGCTACACGGTCTGAGCAAGCGCGTAACAAGCGCAACAATCGGTTTTTGACGGCCAATGGGCAAACAAAAACTTTGCAAGAGTGGGCAACACAGCTTGGCTGCAACCACACAGCCATTTTGAATCGCCTAAAAGCGGGCATGTCGGAGCATGAGGCCGTGACAAAGCCCATCCCGCAGCGCCCTAACTCCAAACTGCTGCCAGCGGATGCGTTGTATGTTCGTGCAAATTACCCGACAATGACCGCGCTGGCGTTGGCCAAAAAACTTGGTGTTTGCAGCAAGACTGTGCTAAACATAATTCACGGTAAAACTTTTGCAGATGTGAGGTAAAAATGGCAACAATGTTCAAAAAAGGTGATGTGGTTAAGGTCAAAACCGTGGTTCCACAAGGCCCGGTCAAGGCTTTGCGCATGGATGAGGACGGCAATGTGTATTGCCTGATTGAGTGGACTGATGTGAACGGCGCAACGCAAGAACGCTGGATTGATGAGTCACTGCTGACTTCTGGAGATTGATATGGCATTAGTACTGGCGGATCGCGTACGGGAGACTACAACTACCACGGGCACGGGAACAATCTCGCTGGGTGGCCCGGTCTCGGGCTTCCAGGGCTTTAGCACGGCCATTGGCAACGCAAACACCACGTACTACACGATTGCTGATGCCGCCACGGGCGCGTGGGAGGTGGGCCTTGGCACGTACACATCTTCGGGCAGCACACTGGCCCGCACGACCATCCTGTCGTCCAGCAACGCCGGGGCAGCAGTTAACTTCGCCGCAGGCACAAAGGATGTGTTTGTCACCCAGCCCGCAGAAAGGGCGCTTTACCTGAATGGCGCAGGCACAGGTGTTGACGCTGGGGCGGCAGCGTTTACGTCTAATGGGGTGCCTTATGCCAATAGCACCTCGACCCTGACCACTGGCTCTGCGCTGACGTTTGATGGGACTACGCTTACATCAGGGTCAAGTGGAACCGCTACAAAACTGGTTTTGCAAGGTGGTAATCAGACTTCCATGTCCATCAAGTCTTCCACGGGAACTAGTGGATTTTTGCTTGGCCGGGGTTTTGCATCAGATGACGCAAACACTTTTTTTATATTTGACTTGGCAACAAGTCAAAACCGCTTTTATATTGACGCAACTCCGCGTATTTTTCAATATGCAACGGAATTCGGTTGGAGTAACGCAGCCAACTCTGCTGAATATGCCCGCCTGACCAACAGTGGTCTAGAAATCAAGCAATCCCAACTGATCGGATATTCCTCCTACGCAGGCATCGGCACAAACGGCTTG